TCTTCAGGCGGGGTAACTTCTTTAGTGACAATATTTTCGCCAACACTGATACCACCTTCAACTCTTATAGAACCAGTAGTTGCTGTAGCGGTTTGTGTGTTTACAACTTTTAATAATTCAGTTCCAAGTTTACCCTGGAATGGATTGTAAGTTAATCCGCCGTCGATACCTGTGTTATCAACATACACAAACTGTTCGCCAGCATCTTGTACAAATACAGGACGGAACACTAAGTCAGCGTTAGTTGCTGTAATAACCAACTGAAAAGAAGTGTTAGCAATCTCAATTCTACCATAGATACGACCACCAACGTTTAAGTCTTTCTCAATACCTACGCCGCCATTGACGTATACTGATGCCATTTGTCTATGTGCAGCAGTGTCATATATGTCTAGGGGGTCGTAGGGTCGTCCGTCGGGCCCAAATTCAAAATATGGGTTTCCGGGATTATTTCCGCTAAAGTATTCGCCTTCTTGGAAGTAAGATTTATTCCAAATATTTGTGTCGTTACCTATGTTGTATGTAGTACTTTTAGGAAGGATGTCACTTTTTACTTTTGATTGAAAATCAACTTCATCACCTTCTACATCGTCACCTAGTTGTGTGTTACCTAAAATTTCTGTGTCAGGAGCATCTGATACTACTTTTGCTCCTGCTGTTAATGTAATATTTCCAGGTGCGTCTACTTTAACGTTACTGGTAATTGATTCAATGGTAACTTCGGATACTGCTTCGATGATAGCTCTTGCGCCTGCTCGAATTTCAGCAGTTGCGCCTGCTTCAATACTGATATCATCACCAGATTTAACGTTTACTTTCCCGTTTCTAACATTTAAAAAATAGTCGTCTGGAACGTTTACAACATTAGTTTGGACAGTTCCGCTCGATGTGCGGTTATCTGGTGAAGTAGAATAATAAGTAGTTGCCATGTTTGATCCTCAGTGTATTTATTTGTTTAATGAATCCTTAGTTCGACTGAGTCTACTAAAGGAGAGTTTTTATGAGGCCAATTTGGATGGCTTTGAAATCTTATTACAATACCAAATGACGGATCTTGAATATCTTGCATAGTTAAATTTGTTCCCCACATATCTGTTTCGCTACCATAAATTTTTATAAGATCTAAAGTTAAGGATGCATGATTATCACCTATAATTACATCATTTTTACATAGTTGAATAGTTTCGTCTGTAATTCTTCCTGACCTATTCATTGAAATTTTTAATTCAATTCCATTTACAGTTTCTGGTAAATTTACAAAATTAAAATTTGTAATTTTTAAATAATACGTTTTTTCTTTATAATCGTGTCTAGGTTCTCTAGCAATATGTATTAGGTCACGAGTAGTACGTACAGATTTTCCATCAAATGCTTTAAGACTATTAAAGTTATCAACCTCTAACCAAGTCACATGTCCATCTTCTCCGCCTGGCTCTGCATATTGTGATATTGTTCTAGGTAAGGCCCAATTAGTAGTCATACCATTATTTACCTAGATAAGAGAATAGGGGGACAAGCCCCCTATTGTTTAACATTAATATATGTTAGATAGTGTCTGTAATACTAACAATAGTACCAGATGCTGCATCTAAAGTCCATCCTGTAGATACACCGTCACCTACTAAGAATGCAGTACTCATTGTAGATTGTGCAACAACTGCTTTACGAGCTGTTAGTTTCTTAACAAAGTAAGTGCTGCCGTTAGCATCAGTAGCAATGATGTTCATTTCACCTGCTGCTAGAGTAGCGGCCGCTACTAGTTTGCACTGGCCTTGACCTTGTGCATTTTGAACTAAATAACGCTTGCTGGCTTCTTGTTTTAAAATGTCGCCAGCTGCAACAGCACTAGTACCTGTTGTTAGGTAAGAAATAAATGCAATGGCATTTTGTCTACCTGTGCTTAATACTGCGGCAAAAGTAGTAGCTGTACCTGCAACTCGAACTGGACTAAATGTCAATGTAACTGAAGCAGTTGATGAATAACCTGTACCAGCGTCAGTAACTGTTAATGCTGTAATTCGGCCTGGTTGCGCCATGCCTGCGTTTGCCAAACCTGGAACATATAATACTGTTGCAGTACCAGATGCAGGAATACCACCAGCTGTTTGAGGAGCACTTGCTACCCATGTAACTGCGGTACTTGTACTGTAACCAGCATTGGTTAATGTGTTAGCAACAGCAATAGATGCAATGCCTTCTGCACCAACACCAGTGCGGCCACCAGTTGCTTGGTTTTGATACGGAGTTGTTAAACTGCCGAAGAATTTCTTTTTAATTGGACGTCCCATTTTGTTTCTCCTTAAAATATAATGACGTTCTAGGTCTACGCTGATGGTACAGCATAATAGTCTAGACTCTTTATTTAACAAAAAACGCCCCGGAGGGCGTTTTTGTTTGTGTAAAACACAAGTAACGGATTACTTGAAGCTTACGTTTGCGCTAGTGATAGCAACTTTACCTAAGTAGTCAGCAGCATTACCTAGAGAAGAAGCAGTATTGTTCAACTCAACGTAACCGTAACGTGTTAGGAAGCCAACTACTGGCTCGAATGTTGCTGGATCAAGAACAACACCAGAACTCATCAACGGAATGTAAGGGCAATAGAACGCAGCAGCATCTGCTTCGCTAGTACCTTTGTAACCAATAAGAACTTGGTTAGCATCAGTTGTGTCGCTCATATAAGCGTCAACATAAATTCTCATAGCGCCATTCAATGTACCAACAAACTTAGTGTTTGTAGGTGCTTCGAATGTACCTTCTGTTGTACGAGCAAAAGCGCTAGTAGTAGCAGATTGTAGAATTGTCAATGCTTGGTTAGAAACAACAGCCCAGTTACCTGCGCCACGACGTGTACGTTGGGCGATCAAGTTGCTTACGCGGTTGATCTGAATGGCTAGAGCGGCGTGCTCATCACCAACGAATGTAGCTGTACCAGAAACTAATGACTGGTCATATGTTTCTTCAACAGAAGCCAAGCTACGTAAAGAAGCTAGGATCTCTTGATCGATTTCAGCTGTGATTTCTTGTGCTAGTGCAGCCATGATTTCTGCTTCGATGTCAATGCCTTGTTGGGCTTGTGCATCTTGTGCAGCCTCGAATGTCCAACGAGCGCTTAGTTTACGAGACTTAGCTTCGACTGGAGTCTTCAAGATCTGAATGCTCATACGCTTGCCTGGTGTGCCTTCTAGAGCAGCAGTTGTAGCTGCACCAGCTGTAGCATTGTTGTTACCAGAGTAAGCAGCAGCAATTTTGAATGGGCTTAGAGCCTCTTCACCTGCTGTTACAACATCTCCAGAACCAACACCGTCAGCATAACGAACACGTAAAGTGTGGATCTGTGCAACAGGTCCAGTCATTGGCTGAACGCCAATGATTTCGTTAGCAATAACTGTAGGCATAACACGACGGATAACAGGTAGAATAACACGGTTAAGTGTTGCTACGTTACCAGCGGATGTTGCACCAGCAGTTGCGCTCTCAGCCAAGTGGCGGCGTGTATTTTCTAAGCATACTGCCATAGAAGACTTACGGGTACCGGATAGGCCTTCAAGCAGAGCTTCTTTGGTCTCTGACCATCTTTCATTTAATAGTTGTGACATTTATGTCTCCTTGAATATTATTTTGTAAGACCCGCTAACTTGCGAATGTCTACAATATTGTCTAAGCCTACCTCTGGCTTGCTTTCACGATTTCCAGTAACAGAAGAACTCTCAGCCAACATAGCTTTTTTAGCTACAGGCTTTGCACCGTCCATTACCGAGGGTAGGTATTTGTCGAATGCCGAATGTAGTTTTGCTGTTTGCACAGACTCTAACAATTCTTGCATTACCACTCTCTTTTCACCACTAAGTGGCGATACTAATTCAGCCATAACAGTTTTGCGTTCCATTAGATCTTTAGTAACACGAATTTCGCGTTGTGTAGATTCTACTAGATTTGCTTTTTCTGCAATAGCTTGTTTAGATTCTGCTAGCTCTTGATCTTTCTTAGCGATAATCTTTAACAATTTACTTGTCTCGGATTTCTCATTTAAAAAGGAACCTGCATATTCTTGTGCAAACGCTTCATATAAACGACGACCAAAATCATTGTTGCGAGCACTATCAACGTCTTCTTTCAATTGCTTGATTTCAGATGTTAATGTTTTAGTAACTGCGTTTTCAACTACTTTAGCACTTTGTTTAATAAAGGCTTGTCTAATATCGTTAAATTTGGCTTTGGCTTCACGAACTAACTTAACTTTTGTTTCAGCTAGATCCTTCTTGTCAACTGCAAATTCATTGATTTCTTTTGCAAGAGCATGTACTACAAATTGCTCTAGCTTACCAAAATTCTCAGAAACTTTCTTACGGTCTCCTTGGAACTCGACTAATTCTTTGCCTAATTGCTTCATAACAAATCCTTCTAGTTTCTTAGCATCGCCAGCAATCTTTTGTTGATATGCTAGTTTTGCTTCTGCTAGAGCTTTTTTGTCATTATACAATTCGGCCATTTCTGCGGCCAATCGTTCGCTTAACATCTTGTCGATTGCTTCAACCATAACTGTTTTGTCATGGCTGTATTTTTGTGCAAATTCTTCTCGAAGTTCAGCGGTAACTTGGTCGCGATTCTCTTGAATTTTTGTAGTGAAGGCAGTCTCAACGGCGGATTTAACTTCTTCCGACATTACTCCTGACTCTACTAATTGTTTGAATGCGTCCAACATTTATTTCTCCTCGGGCTTATTTTAGACCTTTAATAATTTGTAGGAGTGATTCCTTCAAATATTTCTGGGCCTTTGGATCTTCTTTTACTTCTGTAGCAACTCTAAATGCGTTTAATCCACCACGAGCATTCATTAGGTGCTCATAAACCGGTGTAGGATACGCTCCAGGGGCGCTAGGCTGTGCAACTATATCAACAGTAATGATTTCGAAGTCTGATACTTTACCGCTCATGTCATCAACGTTACCGCTGCCACGTGAGCTGACGCCAAGTTTCACACCGGCTTCGAGCATAGTTCTAATTAAGTTGCCCATTGGTGTTGGTAAGATTTTAAACTTACCGTAACCGTTAGGACCTTCCATCCACATGTTTGTAATCATGTGGCTTACTCGGTCCAAATTTACTTTAAGATCATCTGGGTGATCAACTTCACCTAAGACAGAGTAACCATTCTGAATCTGATCATTAAGTGTTTTCACAGCACGTTCAATTTCGTCTACAGGGTAGACACGTTGATTAGCGTTGCGAATACCACCTTGAATGGCAATGCCCTTCAAGTGAAGATTCTTTCCATCCTTATCATCTGACTCTAAAACGATGCCAGACTGATCAAAACTTAGGTGCTCTCTTAGATATGAATGTTTCATCCAGGTTCTCTAATTATAGTTTCTTAAGAAACGTAGGGATCTTGGCAATACTGGTTTGACCAGCTTTGTCGCCTGTACCTGAACCTACTGGTCCTGGACCTGCGCCCTTCTTCTCGGCACCATGACCGCCAGCAACTTTGCTCAGTGTCTTAACGCCAGACTTCATACCGTCAACGTTGTGGATACCTTTGGCAAATTTTTCACCGGATTCAGGATTAATACCTTTGTTTACTTTACCAGGGCTTGTGCCCTTGTCAGTTCCGCCTTCTGTGTGGCTTTGTGCAAGATTTTTTGCTGTTGCACCACTTGTTGGCTTACCAGAACCACTGCTAACTGGACTACGACCTTCTACCGGAGCACCTTCTTTATCGCCTGTACCAGCACCTGCGTATTGGCCTTGAGCTTTTTGTGTGCTACCTTTATCCCAGTTTGTTCCAACTGTTTCGGTGTATTCACGTGTCATACGACGACCTTCTTGAAATCCCATCTTCATAGGCTCTTCTCCGCCCATGTCGTCCATTTCACCTTCTTCGTCATCAAATTCATCGCCACCCATCTCGCCACCTTGAGCAGCTTCTAGGTCAGCAAATGCTGCTTCTAGTTCTGCAATAGCGTTCTTGATGTCAAAAATAGCTTTGTCTTCACCACCTTCGGCTCCGGCATCACCCATGTCGTCCATGCCAACATCTGCGCCAAATTCGTCTGCGGCGTCTCCGCCCATGTCGCCTTCTTCGTCGTCGGCTTCCATGCTGTAACTGTCTTCAAGATCAATAGATTCATCTGCTTCTTCATCAGCGGACTCGTCCATTTCTTCTTCGTCTTCTTCAGCGGATTCGTCCATTTCTTCTTCATCGGATTCGTCGGCTGCTTCGTCCATTTCTTCTTCTTCTTCTGCTTCTTCAGCAATTAAATTCTCATAGATATCTCTTGACTTTTCAACAACGATTTCATGGAATAGCTCATTAGCTTTATCCATTTCTTCATTGACGATTAAGTCTAATAGTTGTTCAAACTTTGTAGACATGCGTTTATCTCCTATATTAGTTTCGCGGCAAGGCTGTGTTGTTATTTAAACACTATTTGATAAAGGTGTACGAAATAGGCCAAAAAGCGTCAGTTTTTGACCGAAGAGGGCATAATTCAATATAATTTTGTCTAAAATATTTAATTTTTTACAAAAAATATTAAACTATATGTTTACATAGGAGCGTCTGCTGCCGGAGGTGGAGCATACATTTTTCTAACTAAAGCTAAATTTTCTCGTGTTTCAACTTCTCTTGCATCACTTGCTTTACGCAAATCATTCAACATACGTAGAGTTAATCTAGTCTTCCTAAGATCTTTGGACTTTAAAACGCTAGTATCATTGTCTGAGTCATAGCGATTATCGTCAGACATATCTGCCTGGTCCTTGTTAAAATAAATGAATTCTCTTAAAAACATGTCAGTATTTATGCAGGAGGTGGAGTTGCAGGGGCGCCGGCTTCTGGTGCTGCGCCCGTTCCATCTTCTCCGGGTAATGGTGCCGCTGTTGCTCCACCAATAGCGCTCATGTCAGATCCCATGCCGTTAGCAGTAATTCCAACACTTCGGAGTTCAGCATTAGCAGTTAATGAAACGTCTTCATCTACATTTTCTTCTTTCCACATAGTTTCGTTTTCTGCCATTTCTTCTGCACTTAGACCTAAGAAGCGTTTTAATGCAAAGCGTTTACTTAGGTGTGTAACTTCAGCTAGACTAGTGTATGTACTAACGCGAGCAGTATCCATTTCAGTTTGACGGTAACTGGCAAAATTTTGTGGGGGGCTAAATTTAACATCAAATATATTACTATCTACATTAATGCCTTTATTATGCAGATACAGTTTAAATTCTGTATCAAATTGTTCGTTCATTAAACTCTGTAGTCGTTCGCAGTACTTGTTAAATCTAAGTTCTTGAATGTAGGCTGTTCCAACTCTACCATCATTGAAGTTAGATCCTCCGTCGTCGGAACCAGTAGGTAGATAACTGCTAGGAATGCGTAAAGCCCTAAACAACTTATTAGTAAAATACTTAAGATCATCGATTTCTCCTAGGTTAGTGCCGCCGGGTAACACTTCAACTTTACTGCCGCGGCCTTCTGCTGTCTGTGGGAAAAAATAATCTTCGTTAATGCTTAAAGGGTTATATCCAGAATCAATTACAGTTTGTCCACCACCTGTTACACTTGGAATTCTACGTTGATTTACTTCATTTTTCACACGCTCAACAAAACTCATGGCCAAGTGACTTGGCATGTTACCAACGTCAATATAAAATACCCTACGTTCTGGAGCACGTTGTATACGATAGATAATGATAGCATCTTCAAGCAGTTCTTTCTGCTTGTAAACTTTGAAAATGCTTTCTAGTAAGCTAGTGCCAAACGGAAAATTGTTGTCTAATCCTTCGCTTAGACTAATATGTATAACATGTTTAGCATCAATGTTATAT